CGGTATAACCGCAGCTCCCGGATTGAGCGAGTTTGTTTCTGTTCCGTACAGTTCCGATTCGAGCAGTAGATTTCCGTCTTTGGTTACCAGATTAAAATAGTAATCTCCGCAGAAGAACCTTGTTCCCGTGTCAGGAGTAGTTCCTTCGAAGATTACATTCCAATAGGATTGTGTTGCCGGATGTCTAAATACTCCGTCCTGTCCTGCCTTTTCTTCCAGAATTTCTCCGGTACAGGTATCAACTGCAAGCATTTCGATTACCATTGATAAGTCGTTCATGAACTTGGCAGCTCTCAAACAATGCCCGGCAGCCGCATCCATATAAATCGAACCCTGTCTTGTATCAACTCCCAAGGCTTCTCCAAGGGCTTTGGCTTGGTCTGTAAAATATTCTTCTGTGAATTCCTCAAACATTAAATCACCTCCTCGATAGGAATTTTTCCGTATATTGTATCCACATCAAAGGAAATCACTACCGTATCATGCAATGGGTACCTCTCTCCAAATTCGATATTGAAGTTATATACCCGAAGAACTCTCTCATCGTGGATGAGCGCATCCTCTGCCAAGAACGGAGCTTCTGCTTCGATGTATTCTCTTGTAATTCCCGGGGCTATCAGTGTATCCCGGATTTCACTACCATATTGACTGTCGTAAATAAGACATTTGAAGCGGGGTGTGAGAATTGCCTTTTTAATAAACTGCTTCATGGCTTCTATTCCGTCCACATAACCGCTTATTCTCCCGTTCTCCCAATCAATGCGGTAGGTCTTTGATGTTTCGACTTCTCCCTCGTCAATGGTTTCAAAGGGAAGAGAAATCATAGCCATTATCATCACCCTTTCCTGTCTAAAATATAGTATTTCTTTCCACCATTGAACTGCAAAAGGTACACGGTATCCCCCTTTTTCAAGGCATTATACACATGCAACATCCCGGAAGTGAGCGAAAATGTGGATAACGTATGAACATGTTTCCCTCCATCGTGAGAATGTGAACCATCTCCACTTTCATGTCCTCCATGCTTGCCGCCGTCGTGTTCGTGCTCCCCTTCGTCCTTGGTGGTTTTGCTGACTAATTTACCAGCGCTTTTCTCCAAATCCACTTCGACCATATAATCTGTCAGATGCCTCGGCACAATTAGGGAATTGGCCGTAAGAATCATTTTGGAATCATTCGCAAGTGTGACCTGCAGAGGTTCGGCGCTGGTTACATAGCCTTCGATTACTCCAGGTGCTTCCGGCATCATCGATTGAAACAATCCTTTTAGCCCTGTCGGATCTTCGTTTGCCATATTCCCTCCTAACCTGCAGAGTCTATATCATCTGCAAAATTCAGCTTCAGTTTCATTGTGTGAGAATGTCTTGTGAATGTGTGGGTATCATCATCGATATAGAACGTCCGCTTAATTCCCAAATGCGGGATTATTACATATACGCAGCCGCCGGCAATCGCATCCGAAATCCCAAGCCCCGACACTGTAAGCGTCTTTTTCGGCATTCCTTTTTCGGAGAATACCGATTCCACAAGCTCTTTCATCTGTGCTTCGTTATAATCGTCGTCCACGGATTTGACCTCCATAAACGAGCCGATTTTGTTCTCCAGTGCAGTATTTACTTTCTCATAAACAACCGCATCCTCCTTGGAAAGCAGTCGCACTCTGGTCTTAATACCGGCAATGGATTTTGTGTAGTTATAGTCTGTGATATTGGCACCAACTTCCAACACCCACTGCAATGTGTTTTCTGCTCGGCGAAGCAAATGGATATTGCCTTTTTGAGAGGATACATAATATCTGCACCCTGTCGCCTTGTAGGTCATACTCAGCGCATCCAGAATTACATCGTAGAACGTGGTCTTTGCCTTTGGCAGTTCCGGGATTACATAACCGGTATCTACAGCTGTTCCACCGGTCATTCCAAGCCTCGTCATACAGTCATTAAATATCTGCGTAGCAGTTTTATTCGTATAACAGAAGGAATCCTTGTTGTTGGCCACGTAATAGGCGTTGTCGTAGGCTGTAATCACAAGCCTCTTCTTTTTACTCTGTGTGTGGTCGATTATGATACCTCTAAATAGTTCCTTGCCATCCTCATACATAACGCATTGGTCACCATTTTCGCAATCAACGGATACTCGGCTGTGCTTGTCTCCATCATCGTCCAACAAAGTAATCTTGCAAGTTCTTGGAGCAGCCCCTTTCCGACCGCTCCAAATGATTTTTTCAAAGCTGTTGCTTACGTCGTACCCCGTGGTACCTTTGATAATAATAAACTGAATCATTGGCACCTCCTAAGCTGCAGGTATCGTAAGGACCTGCCCGGGATAAATCAAATTCGGATTACCACCAATAACGCCCTTGTTGGCATTGTAAATAACGGTATATTTCGCACCGCTACCATAGAACTTCTTGGCAATATTCCAAAGGCAGTCACCTCGGACCACTGTGTAGGTTCGTGCTGATGGTGTTGGATTGGTCCGGGAACTGGTACCCGATATCGAAGCTTTCTTGCTCGACACATTTACCTTAATCTGCCGGATTGTCGTTTCTCTGTACTCTTTGAGTTTGATGGAATAATGGATGGTTCCAACATCTCCACCCTCTTCCGTTGTCTCAAAATCTTCGATAGTGCAATACATCGACACCCCAAGCCCGCCGGTAATGGTAAATCGAATTGCTTTCCTCGATTCTTTCATTGCTTTCAGCTTTTCTACCGCCGATGCAGGATCCGGAATATCTTTATAATCACATCCCGAAAAATACGTCTTTGGAAAGAATGATTCGAACTTCAGAACAGCCGCATCGCTATCCTGGATAATTGTAACTTCTCCAACTCCGCACACTCGCAGCTTGTCATTGTTGCTACCGTAGGACACCTTTATTTTCTCCGGGAGAACAGGAAATCTGAACGTATCATATCCCTGTTTCAAATACATCTGATAACTAGAACTCATAGCTCAAATCTCCTTCCTCCAAAATTTCCTGCTGAATAATACCCATGAGAACTTCTTTTACATTCTCGATTAGGATATCCACAACATCAGCCTTGCTCATTCCACCGGTACCTACTTTCATTTCTCCGGAGCCTTCAAGCTTCAATGTGATGGTCTTATCCCCACCGCCTTCCGAGGATTCCTCAGTATCTGCTGGAGCGACATAGAAATCATCTCCACCTCTGCCGGAGAGAATGTCGTCCGTTTCATCTGCAGTATAAACTCTCTCGCCTCCGCTGAAATCGACAAGCTCGGGACCTTCCTCGCCAACAAGTGCAAGTCCGGGTGCGGCACTCGGTGTACCACTAGCATATTCATGGAATCCACCACCGCTCAATGTCGTATTAGCAAAGCTCAATGAATCGATAGCTGTTTGAGCCCTTGCGATTCCGGATTCGATTTCTCCTACATACGCATCAATTGTAGCTTTTCCGTTCTCTCTTGCATCTTCGGACATATTCATATTGCCAACAACAGTTTCCATCTCAGTCTGAATAGACTCCATCTTTTCAGTGAAATCAGTTTCTAATTCAGCAAGACTTTCCGCTGTACTTGTTTGTGCTTCCTTCAGTTCTGTGTATTGAGATACCACAGCCGATAAATCCTCGTCGCTCAATCCCTCCAAACCGGCCAATGTAGCTGCCGATTCAGCGCTTCCATCTGATAAGTCTGCAAGTAAATCTGATAAACCTTCGATATCGTCAGCTCTGGCAGAAAGAGAATCCAAGTTGTCATTATAGGCGGTCCAATAATCAATCTGGGACTGCAATGCCCCTTCGATATTTTCTTTTGAAGTTGCGACAACCTCATCTGCCTTATCCCATAATGAATACTGTCCTTCTATACTGCTTACTGCACTTTCGTATGCTGCGTCGTATGCGTCGCACAACGCGAGTATTTCTTCCTGATAATCTCCGATAACACTTGCAGCCTCGGTGTATCCATCCGTTGATTCGGTAGCCTCATCCGTTGCTCCGGATAATCTCGCCATCTCTTCTGAAATACGGGTTATTTCAGCTTCGTTTTCCTCTAAAGCTGCCGTAGCCGTGTCGATTTCATTACCGTATTTTTCAACCTCAGCCTGCGCAGCACTAAATTCAGCACCAAAATCCGTTAATTCTCTCGGAATACTTCTAGGTGCCGAAGCAGCCGTCCACGTTTTTGCATCTTCAAGTAATTGCAGATATCTCTCGTATCTGTCGTCCTCGTATAGTTCATTAAGATTTTCTTGCGCAATTTCTTGATTTCTGATAGCCTCAGTTACCTTTTCCTCCAGGTCAACTCTGGCCGCTATTCTTTCAATAAGTTGCTCATTGTAGGTATCATACTGTCTCGAAGCAACTTCCGCTTCCGCTAAATTACGGATTGCATCACTTGTCTGTGAAAGTTTTCCGGTCAACGTATCATACGAAAGTGATAATCCAGGAACTTCCTCGTTCAAGCTCTGTATGATTGTAAGCATTTCTTGCTGTTCTCCAGCTGTTAAATCCGTCTGCGCCGCGAGAGCTTCAAGTCTGTAAACCATATAGGTTATAGTCGCACCTTCATGGCTCATACTTGATTCCTGTTCTTTGTGTCGTTCAGTCATTTCTGCATACGCTTCCATGGTTTCTTGAAATGCCGTGTTGTACTCCTCCATGGTCTGTTTGCTATTCTCATATTCTTCGGACAGCCCACTTATCCGCTGTTCCAAAGCAATAGCCTCTTCGCTATCAGCACCATGCAATTCGATTGTTCTTTCGTATTCTGCATTTAACGCCGCCAATTCATCAGCGTTTTTCTGCGAAACAGCTGTTAACTGTTCCGTTTTCTCTGTATTTTCCTCCATCACAACAGCTAACGTAATCAATCCTGCGGTCAAAGCGGTAATTGCTGATACTGCCAAAAATACCGGGTTCATGTTCATAGCCGCAGTCCATGCTTTTGTAGCCAAATCAGCCGCAACAGTAGCGACTTTGTAAGCTCCTATTGCCACCGTTAATGTACCAACTGTTACAGTTAATCCTGTTAATAATGCTGATACAGCAGGATACTTATTTAATAAAGCTGTAAAACCATCCGTAATATCAGCAATGCCATTCTGTAGACTTCTTACAATCGGATTTAAGTCTTCTCCAAACGCAATCTTTAGATTATTGAAGCTGTTTTCCATCCTCTGAGAACCAAATTCTGTTGTGTCGGTCATAATCTCATAGGCTTTCGCCGTAGCACCTGCCGACTGCTGCATTTGGTTAAGGACCTGTGCGTATTTTTCAGCACCGGAATTGTAAAGAGAAACCGCACCTGAGCCAGCTTCCATTGAACCCCACATATTCATAAATGCGGTGGTGTTTCCGTCAACGCTATCTCCAAGGATTTGCATTACATCACCAAGAGAATAGCCCTGCTCCATCAATTCAGCGAAACTTGCGCCCGTTTCTTCTCTTAATACCTCGGCTACCTTGCTTTCTTCACTCGCAAGCTCTGTAAACATAGCCTTCAAGTATGTTGTGGACTGTGCTGTCTGTACACCGTTTGCAGTAAGAATTGCATAAGCAGTAGACAGGTTATCCATCTGAACATTGAATGCGGCCGCCGAAGGAATGACCATACCGATACTGCTTGCCAGCTGGTCTACTGTT